TAATTATTTTGATTTGAAGCAGCTGCGCCAATAAAACAAAATGACTCATCTTCATATGTAACTCGCATTTCAAATCCCGGATATTCGTTTTGTAGATATTGAGTTAATTTATAAAATAACCCGTCTGCAAAACTCCAAGCTGTTGTCCAATCAATATAAATTGTAGTATCATCTCGATCTATATTATCTAAAGTAAGCCATTTTGCACCTACATTGTCTATATACCAAGAATATGTATCTTCAGCACCATCATACAAACTATCAATCAAACAGTTTCTACATGTTTCCATGTGTTGCCAAAAACTAATTAATTCTGTGGGTTTAGGTTCAAAAGCTAACCATTCAGCAAATCGATTAGTGTCTAGTTCGGATGCAAAATTAATTTCTATATGCGTATAAACGTGATTTGCCATTTTTTCTTTTATAATAGGAAATTACTTGCAAGAATCCAATTGTTCTTTTATATAAATGTCGATTAAGTCTTTGGTTTTTTGCAAGTCTTGTGCAAATGAACCTTTATGTCGACATCTTACAATGCGTTTAATGATATCGAATTCATAAGCATTCAATCCCCACTCTTCTGCAAATTTATAAAGGCTATCTTTGCCTTTGTAATGTGTCTGCGTATTTATGCTCACCTTACTCCTTTTAACATACGTTTTTTCTCAGCATCGCTATATCCATACATAGATATAATGCGATCTAATGTAATTTTATCCATTAAATCTGCATAATCTGTAGCTTCTGATCTGCTAACTTGATAATGTTCTGCAAGTTGTGCAATTAAATCTTTATCAAATTTATCTTCTGCTTTGCCTTTTATATATTTTGCAAAGTTTTTGTTAGTAGGCAAAAGTTCATGATACAAACGATATGTTTCTTGTGGTCTAAGTAATCCAATTGTATATGTTTGTAATTCATTAATTAATTCTGTTAATTCCATTCGCATTGATAACCAACGATTGACAATAAATGGAGAAAATTTCTTTTGATCCGTTTCAGACCATTTTTTCCATTCTCGTTTTTTATCCGTTAATCCGCCAATCAAATCAAAAATCGTTGCACCTTTCTTTTCTTCTGCCATTATTATAATTTATATTTTTTACGATATTGTTGTTCTAAATATTCACCCATTCCTGCTTCTAAAATAACAGCTGTATCTGGTATTCCTATGATTCGTTTTGCACCTAAAATATCATCCATCGATTTGTTTCGAAACGTTTTGATTTTAGTTTTTGCATTGTTACGATTTGATGATTTAAATACGATTGTAACTAAATCTTTATGATACGGTGCAGACATTATTTTTTAACTTTTATAGGTTGAAATTCTTCTGGAATGCTTCCGCAATCATCGCATCTAAACACCGGAATCGGTACCATAGTGTCTTTATCTGCTCCAGTTAAAAACTTAGATACTTTGTTAATTGCCATTACTTGACGAAAATACATTCCGTTACATTCATTGCACGTAATTGGTTGCATATCATTTGGACCAATATTAACATTTAATTTACTCATAATTCTCCTAATAAATTTACAAACATTGCCATTATGTTGATTTCTTTATCCACTACACTTGCATCTTTAAATTGAGATTCTGCTATAATCAAAATGCATGGAGCAATATGACCGTGAGCAAATTCATCTAAGTTATCATAAAGAAATGTATATAATGGCGTAAAATCTTTTACTTTGCTATCTGCAATCGTCTGACGAATTTTGCTAAAGGATGTCTTTTTATCTTTAGCATTTTTTAGAACTTCTAAAATTTCCGTCATGTAATTTGCTTGAATTGCACTTGCTTTATCTAATTGCAAATTACCATTTACAACAGATGCTTGTGCAGCATTAATTGCTCGCCGAATATCTGGATATGATGCATTGATAATTGCCGCAACATCTTTGATATCATATGCAACACCTTTGTCATTCAATACTGCAACCAATCGTTTTGCTACATCTGATTTACTTGGTGGTGTAATAGCAAATGTTTGACACCGCGATTGAATTGGATCAATAATCTTTTCAACATAATTACATGTTAAAATAAAACGAGTTGTTTTGCTATAAGTTTCCATTAAATTGCGAAGTGCAGCTTGAGCATTTGGTGTTAAATAATCTGCTTCATCTAAAATAATAATTTTCCAGCGACGAAACCCAACTGTAGATGCATATCGTTTAATCTTATCGCGAACTGCATCTACTGAGTTTTCATCTGATGCATTGATATACATTAAATCCGCATCTACGCTGTTTGCAATTATTTTCGCCAATGTCGTTTTACCTGTTCCAGCTGATCCATAAAATAATAGATGCGGAACATCGCCGTTTGCGATAAAAATCTTAACTTTTTCAATAATGTGTTCATTACCAATATATCCTTCTAATGTGTCTGGGCGAAATGCTTCTACCCAAAGTGTATTTTCTTGTTGTACAATCATATTATTTACCCGTTGATCCAAATCCTCCTAAACCTCGTTTTGTGTCTGATAGTGAATCGGTTATCTCCCACTCAATTCGTTCTACTCGAGTCATAACCAATTGTGCAATCCGTTCACCTCTTGCAAATTCAGCAACCGTGCTACTATGATTTATTAAAATAACACCAATTTCGCCTCGATAATCAGCATCAATAGTACCAGGCGTATTCAATACGGTTACTCCATGTTTTAATGCTAAGCCACTACGGGGTCTAACTTGAATTTCAAATCCTGCAGGAATTTCTACATACAAACCAGTTTTAGCTAAAACTCGTTCACCTGGATTCATTATGATATATTCTGTACATCGTACATCCATACCAGCACTTTGAAGAGTTTCGTATGCTGGCAACGCATTTAGCGATTCATTTATTACTCGTACTTGCATATTAATTTTGTAACATTACTAACCAATAAGTTGATTCAAAATCTGCACCCGTAAAATCAATTCGAGCTAATCCATCCGGAGACACTTTTAATTCTCCGCCGTCGCCTCGATTTGCTACTAATACTTCTTTTAGTTTATCTGCAGAAAAACAAACTGGATCCATTGTGGTCATTGTTGTCGGTCCTACTTCAAATGAAATGTTATCTGCATTAACTGTTGTGTAATTGATAATAAATTTGACTTGACCATTAACAACTTGCACTGCAAAATTCTTAGCATCAGGTAATGCATTTTTTGCTTTGATAAATTTGCTAACAAATTCTTCATTAACTGGAATAGAAATTTCATATTGTGGTTCTGCGTTGATTGAAGGTACTGCAGGAATAACTGTCGTGTCAGCCAACATAAAAGTTGCTTGCGTGCTACCTTCTGAAATTTTCATTGCATAATTTTTGCCTGCTGCATCTTTTACATCGATTGTAATGTTTTCGCCCAATGCTCCTAGCATTTTAATCAATGCTCCGGTATGATTGATGCCTAACATGCCCTTCATAAATGGTGCAGTGTTCCATTTAATTTTACCTACGATGGTTTGATCTGTATCAATCAATTCGCATCCGATTGAATCTGTTTGTTCTTTTAAGATAACCGCTTCGCAGTTTCCTGCCAAATAATAGCGATTAATAAACGATTGTAACTTGCTTTTTTCCATTATTTATTCCAATTTAAAATGTAAAGAATTTATTAAAATTTTCTGCATCAGTGGTTGATATACTACTACCACCGAATTTTTTATATGTTTTGATGTATTTTTCATATACTTGCGGAGCCGAATCTGGGTCAGCAAACATTTCGTGTAATGACAAAATTACATCATATAAGTCTCTTGGTATTACTGTTTCTAACAATTCAACGTGACTATCAACCATTTGATTGATTTCATTTGCTGCTTGTACATACAAATGCGTATTGTGAACTACCATTCGGGGCATTGCTTCTTGCGAATAACGATCCAACCCGTCTGCTGTTTTGCCACCTAAATATTCATATGTAAAATCTGCACAAGCCGGGCAACCCATTGCGCAAGGAACGTGTTGAGTTAAATCAATAGCAACCTCTCCGGTTTTACCTTGCTTGATGTGTGCTTTTCTTCGATATTCGGCATTTTTTGGAAAATACAATTCAGAAAATGTTTGTGACTTGTAATTCGTTGAATGAAGATATGTTCCAAATACTGGATATTGTCCTGGAGATGAAGAATCCGTTGTAATATAAATTCTATTACCCGTATGTTCATTCATCAACTTTTGCAATGTAGCCAAAATAAAGAAATCTGAAATTTTACTAATTCCAAGTAAGTGAACATACTCTAATCGTTTATTTTCAAATTCTCGTTCTTTAAGCATCAAAGAAACTGCAAACATAAAATCAACTAATTTCTGCGGACCTCCAATTGCCCAACCTTGAAAATCAAAATGCTTAAATTTATGATACCACCAAGTATACTCATCCGTATTTGAACCTTGCAACATGTTTAAGAATTTTGTCTTGCCGCTTTGATGTTTTTCAAACCAAGCAAAATTATCAAAACTAATATCAGCACAATGTGCAAATTGATTTTTATATTTTGTTTTAGGTGGAATATCTAAGTTAGCTGCAACATCGCTGTTTGCTTCCAACCAATGAAAAATCTTTTCTCGTAATTCATTGCTATATGGTAATGCACCGGTTGCAATCTGATAACCACCTGAGTCGCCAAATACTAGCACATCTTTTTCTAATCCCATTTGATCGCGAAAATCCATTTTCTTGTAATGATGTCCTGCTGTCACCAAAAAATATGGATGACGCCATTCTGCAGGATATCTAGAATCAAAGAATTTTACCGGATCGCCGCTTGTAAACTTCATATCTTTCTTGAATGCAGACACCATACTGCCGGCAGACAAAGATGGAAAGTATATGAATCTTTTATTTTCGCTCATCGTAGTCCTTTAAAGTATTAATTAATTTAGTTGCTGAAAAAAAGTTATTATGTAGTTTTATTGCCAATTGTGCAACATGTTCTGATAAATCTCGTTGTTCATATTCCAAAATTGCCGTTACTGCAGAATCAACGCTGTTTGCTCGTTTAAACATTGATTCATACATTTCCGTATATGATAATCTATTTGGAACTATGGGACATGCTCCGGCACACGCTGATTCATACATTGAAATGCCCAATGTTTCTTGATCTGCAAATGAAACTGCAAATCTTGCACGTTGAAGCAATTCATGATATTGTTGTTTATTTAAATTCATTTCCATTGCAACACAAAATTGATAATGTTGCAATTCTGGACGAGCTGCCAATTCGTGAAATAAATCTAAACGCTTTTCTGGTGCAATGCGATGCGGAAATACAATGATGTTTTCTTTTTGTGACCAAAGACGCGGTGCAATCATATTGTGAGTATATTCCATTGGCCAACCCGTTTTATCAAATGATCGGTTATGTGAAACATAATATGTTTTACTTATTAATTTAAAATGTGCTGCAGTTGCAATCCAATTATGGGTATATGCTGCAATCATTGCTTGCTCAGCGTGTCTAATCCATGGTTTATCTCCTACGAGACGACCTAAAAAGTCATTTGGGTCATATGAACCCGCGTGCCAAAGTCCGTGCGTTACAACAGGAATATTTAAAAGCTCACTCATGTATTTTACATTGATAATACCTGGATGCCAAGCATCTGTAAAAATAATATGATCGCCAGGTTGTATATGTCCGTGAGTAAATAATTCAGCTAAACGATGTGTTTGTGTTGCTTTATACATATTGGTGCCACCAAAATTCAAAAATGCGCCAGGAGTAGCTGCCTCTGGAATTGTTAAATCACCTTCGATAACTTCTACATCAAAACCATTATTTCTAAGCAATTGTGGCACGTGCCATTTCCATTCGCAAGTATAACGAGTTGGAACTGATTCTATGTCAACTAAAAATATTTTCACGCTTTTGATCTTTTTACGATTGCACCATTTTCCCAATCTTCCCAAACTTCTACTTTATAAAGAGATGAAAACTTTTCTAATAACCATTCTCCAATTGCTTCACACGACATTGCACCAAATTCTAATACATTAGTCTCAGAAACACTAAATGCAATTCGAAGTTCTTTTTGAATTTTACGATTTAATAAAATAAATTCTTCATCGCGATCAGTATGCGTTACTCGTGCATAACAACGGAATCCAAACATATGTCGATGTCGGTCTGATAAGAATGCTACTTCTGGAAAAATATCCTTAGCATCTGGCCAACAATGGAACCCTTCAATACTAAATGTTACTACTACGCTGTACTTCATCTGCTATTAATTTTTTATATTTAGTTGTTGACCAACCATGGTCTCTGTTTAAGTATCGAATTGGAAGATCTAAATCATCGCCAGTAAATGACTTACCAACATAATCATCGCCCAAATAACGAATATATTCGGCGGATTTGTTTTCAGCAAACCGCTTTAATTTATAATGCAATTCCGATTCCAATGTATATGGAATAACATGATTAACGTGTCGCAATGCAATCAACATTTCCGTTCTATCTTTAACTGAAAGAATGGGCTTCATTTTTTCGGGACGTTCAACGGTTGGATCGGTTTGAAGCAATACCCATATTTGATCACATTCGTCTTCCATTTGTTCAAACATTTTAATGTAACCTGGATGCAATACATCAAAGCTACCGGCAATAAGTCCTATCTTCATTGTCTATCAAATTTATAATCGTCTGGAGTAACATGTTGCATATTGTGCACGGTTGTACAATACAAAGAATAATCTGCATATACAACTTTGATGCTATCTGTTTTCTTTAATAATGCAGCATCTTCGCAATCCAACATCAATAAAATATGTGCTCGAATTCTAATCATTGGAGGAACATGTTTTAACATACCCGGAGTAACTTCAATGGTAACAAATGTAGTATCTGTTATCATATCAAATATCGAATCCCATGCTTTACGATCAATTAACTGCTTCGTTGCAGGCGAACAAATATAAATGTGCGCACAAGGAGTCAATTTTTCATATGTTGCTTTCATATCCGCAATGAATAGCGTTTCGATATCGGTAAATCGTCCTTCAACTTCTTTACCATACCAATGTGTCCTATAACCAATCATACTTTATTATAATAAAATTATTCTTATTTTCCAAATGAAAAGAATTTTGCTACTGAATTATTTTCTGGAAATGCTCCCCAATTCATAGCCGCATAAAAATCATCCAATTTGTTTTTTAATTCTTTTTCAAATATCTTGTTTCGATCTATGTATTGTGTAACAAATTCTTTAATTTCTTTTGGATCTTGATATCCGCGCAATGCCATTGTATCAAAACCATATGGATTATCTGACAGGTATGCCCATTTTACCTTTTCTCCGTTTTGAATAGGTTGAATGTCTCGAATTTTGTGCATTGTTAATAAATCATTGAAATTAATTGCTGACTTAACGTGTGCTGGAGTCCCTGATAAATATCCTGTAAATGGTTTGCGACTTTTTGTAAATTTTGATATTTCCTTGACACCTGAATTCTTCATTACATTGAGTACTGGCGATTTCTTTAGGTTATTTTTAAATGCATGAATCATATCCGTTGTAGCAGTCTTATCTCGCTCTTTAAGAATATGCCATAGCGTTTCTTTCATGATTTTTTTAAAATCTTCTGGAAATGATGATCTAACAACATCTAATCCTTTGATATCTAATTTATCTGTAGGTTTGCCTTCTTTGAAAATTACCCATTGTGCGTAACGTTTCTTTGCAATCCATAAACCAGATTTTGCAACATATTCTTGTTTGATTTGCCAACGATGCGATGTGGTATTGTGAAATACTTCAGCATATCGGTCATACATTTGATTTACTAATGCTTGTACTTCCGACGCAATTGCATTGGTTTGTGCAATCATAAATTGTTCGTCTGATTCATCATATCCGGGAAAACGTTTTGCAATAAGTGGCAAACTAGATACAAATGTTGAATCTGTATCTGTATAAAAAGCAAATTCTGCTTTGCCATTGGTTGCATTAACAAAATGATCTTGTCCCGTTTCTTTTGCATAATGATTGTTGATTACCTTTGCTGAAAATTTAATTACGCTTTGTCCAGTTGCTGTAATTGCACCTGCATTATCTAAATCATGAAAACGAAATGTTTTAAGTCCCAATACTCCATAAAATGAATTAAGCAATACTTTTTGTGTTAACTGCATTGCATCGTAGAATTTATATTCTTCGGATCCTACTTCATATTCATCTCGTTTGTCTTTAAATTCAACCCGTTCATTAAACCATTTTTCTAGAATAGTTGGTAAGAATCCTCGTTTATCGTTTTTATAGACTGCCCCATTGCTTGCAACAGATAAATTATTATCTTGCAACCAAGTTTTAACATCTTGTGCATATGTACCATCTACAAACGTAACACGTTGTGGGTCTGATTTCAATAAGCATTCTTGGTCCCAATTTTGAATAACTCCTAGTTTAGTTTCTGGAGAAATATTCAAACTCATGATGATGCTCGGATATAGTGAAGTTAAATCTAAGTCATAGATCCATTTATACAATCCTGGTACTGGATCTTTTACATATGCACCTGCTAATGGATCAGATTCTGATTCTTCTTCAATAAATCGAAACTGTTTATTAGGTGCCACTAATCCATTGCGTTTTAAATCTACAATAGCTGCCCCATCTAAATATTTAGATGCATAATATACATCTTCATATGGAACATGTCCTTTATGACATATGGTTCTTGCAAGTGCAATCAATTGCAGTTTGTCATCCATTTCATAAATAAGATCAACGTCGGTTACGTTATATTCTACAAATTTGTGAATGTCATCTGCAAACAATTGATCTAAATCTCCTTCATATTCAACCTTACCTCTGCCCAATTCTTTTTTAGCAACTGTGTCCAATCGGTAATTTGGTAATTCGGTATATGTAAACTTTTTATACAATGTTAAATAATCTAAACTAGATACGCCAAATATTTTGTATCTGCCTCTATTTTTATTCCATTCAACAATGCCTGCAGGAGATAATTTTTTAATTGCTTGTGCACCTAATACTTTTTTGATGCGGTTTATAAGATACGGAATATCGAAATTATCCGTATTCCATCCTGTAATTACTGTGGGTTGTATTTCTGCAAATGCATTGATAAACCGCATTAACATGTTTGCTTCTGAATCAAATATTTCTACTTGATATTTATTGGTAGCAAATGAATCGTGTTTCACTCTTCTTTCTTCATCTAACAGCAAAACTTGCATGGTACGCCCAGCTTTATCATAATATGCAATGGACGTTATTCGCGAACGAGCTTCTTCAGGAGTCGAATACCCATCTTCGTCCCGTTCTACTTCGATGTCAAAGAAAAAGTCTCTATGCCCTTTGGAAACTAAATCGCTTTCGTAATAAAGGTCGATAAGCGTACGCATTTCTTCATTTAAATCAGATTCATATGCATTTGGATTATCTTTCCAATTGCCATCTACGCGATCTAATCGCACGCCATCTAATGATTGATACTGTCCTGTATCTGAAGGTAAGTATGCATATGGTTTGAATGGAAACTTTTGATGACCTAGTTCATCATCCCATACGTGCATAATACCAGTTTTTTTATCGTAACCTATTGATTGGTATGCCATTAATTAACCTTGTATATATCTTGTAATTCGCGATTTAATCCTAAATCGTCATCTAATCCGTAACCAACTACCCATTCATCTTTTAATTCAAATCCACAATAGTTAGTTAAATCAACTCCGCCTTTACGTTTGAAAAGCGTAACAACCTTAGCAGTTGCTGGAATATGGCTGTTTACTATGAACAACATTTCCATGATACTGGCACCCGAATCGCAAATATCATCTACGATATAAACTCGTTTACCTTTTAAATCTATTTCTAGATTTTTAGTAACCAATACGCCTCCTGAGTTATCTCGCTTGTCATATGATTTTAATCTTACAAAATCAACTTCATGATTGATAGTCATCGCACGACTTAAATCTGAAAAGAAATGTATTGCTCCGTTAAGAACACAAATTAATACTGGAGGTAATATTGCACCCGATTCTTTGTGATCTTGCGAAATTGCATCTGCTAATTCTTTAACGCGTTGTTGTATTTGTTGGTGTGTTATGATTTTTTCCATAATCTATAAATTCCGTAAACATTGATTGCAATTATAACTAAACTTAAAACTAAATGACTGTAATTGTCAATGAAAAAATCATATGTAATCCAACCAGTATCACCAACGATCCAAGTAATCATTGCGGCTTTTGTCCAGCCTCTTGCATTTGAAAAGTAACCAGCTAATACCAAAGCTGTACTAAACCATCCTAAAAATTCTATCATTATTTTTTAATTAAAGAAATTTCTGATTCTCGAACCAATTGATATTTTTCTCCAGCAATTGAAACTTCTTTATGATCTCCAATTTGGTTGGAATGAATCATAACCTCATCGCCTTCTGCAACAGTCATTGGAATTCTGGTACCTGTGGCAGTAAAAAGTCCTGGTCCTGTTTTTATAACATCTGCATAACGATAATCATCTGTACCTGTCATAATGATAATACCGCTTGTTGTTTTGTCTGTCTTTTCGTGTAATTTTAATAACACTTGATCTCCGGTTGGTAACCAATTCATAACTTATTCCTTTTTTAATTAAACATTTTTTTAATTGCACCTTCTGTAATATTGTTGCCTACAATGCGTCCGATGCCATAATCATTCATTGTAATGATTACACACGGAACACTCTTTACGCCATACTTATCACATGTTGCTTTGTTTGTATCAACATCAATGATTTGTATAGGAAGTTCTGCAGATAATTTTTCTATTTTGGGTCGCAGTGTTTTACATGGTTCGCACCATGATGCTGTAAAATAAAGTATTTTTTTCATCGTATTTCGTATATTATTTTAACGTCTCCAAACGTTGTTGTTGTTGTCCAATTCATTATACTCCTCTTTTAGTATCAAATGCAATGATATGGTCTCTTCCGGTCATATTATAACCTCGTTCAGCACACATATCAAATACAATGGGATACATTTTTATTAGTTCTTCTCTATTATCGCCCGCGGGCATAATAAAAGTTTTAGATTTTGGAATATTATGTAATACTCTAAATTCTTCAATTTCTTCTAAATTATACGGAGTACCATCCCATACTGGTTTGTAATGATAATCTGCATGAAATGCAATCATTTGTTTGATTGCTTCATGATTGAGACGAAACTTATTATGTTGCGCCACCATCTTCTCATCCGTAATCGTCCCTTGCGGCGTAGCAATACCCACGCGGGGAACGCTATTATCAAACTTAGGACTAAGACTAATAAGACCAATAGGATAATCGGTAGCAACAAAATGCGAGCCTTCTGTTTCAATCGTGATAAGAATGTTTCTTTCATGAGCAAAATGTGTTAATTCATTTACTAATGCCGGATGCATTGTCGGCGAACCTCCAGTTAACATCATTTCTTTAATATGAGGATTTTCATCATATATCTTTATGATATCATTGAATGTAAATGTGCCTTTTTCTGGATGAATACTTGTATACCAAGAATCGCACCAACCGCCTTCTCCAAACCAACATCTGTGCGTACAACCCGTAGTTCGAACTGCTATT